CCCATGATCCCTGAAACTACTGACCCCGTCGTTACTCCAGCCGCTATCCATGACATGACATAGCCTCCTTGATTTTATTTAATTCGTCTTCTGTGATTGAATCTACTTCTGAATAATCTTTAGCAATGAACTCGGCTTCAATTTTAGCTAAGTCAGTTTCATGTGTCCCATGTAGGTTTGTCCAAATTACGTCCGAGTGGGCGAATAAAATCCTCTTCACACCAGGGCTTGCAACAATATGCGCTGGCGCTTTAAGCCTTTGCACGCCGTCAATTGAAATAACGGTCACTTCACCTTGGGATAAAATATTAAGATTTGCAAATTTATGGATCTTCCCAACAACCAAAGATTGCTTGGGCATTATCATTTCTCTGGCGTAAACACCCTTTGAAAAATGGTGGCGGATCTCAATACTCAACTGAGGCAGTGCTGACAAAATCTCTTCAATAGCGGAAAGCGAAGCCCTTAACTTTGGCTTATCAATTTCCCTGTCTCTGGCGACGCTAATCAAAGCGGTTTCAATGGCCAAGTCGTTGTCTTCGATTATCTCAAACATTAATAAGCCTCTACTCTAAGGTTCTAGAACTAAAATTCTCGCCTCGTGATTGTCTATGGTGACTTCGACCTGTGAATTTGAAGGTGCAAGCTTGCCACCGACGCGTACATAAAGTTCATTCATCCATTTTTGAAATGCTGGTGTTGGTACGCCGTTGGCGTCCACTATTTGTAATTTGTGTGGAGGTTCTGGGAGCGGTCGCTTGTTATCCATTAGCTGCTTCCCATTTCTAGTTCTAGGTTTGCGCCTAAAAGCACACGCCTAACTGGATCTGATATTTGTAATTTGAAAACCCTATCCCTGCCCTGGCCAAGTCGTCGCCAGATAACGCGCTTACTTTTTTCCCCAATTTTTCCAATATCAGCCCACTGTTCGCTGCCGAAAGTATAACCACCGTCATTTGAAAACGACAGCATAGCTTTCGGATCTGTTCCTTGGCCGGTGCCGTCGATTCCGGTTCCCGTTTCCATGTCGGCTTGAAAAGATTTATATGCAATAAGTTTTCCCTCTGCATAAAGGTGCGGGCAAGTGCGCATGCAAACAAATTCCTCACCGTTGTCAGATTTATAATCCCTGGACATTTTGTAAATAGATCCAGACTCGTAATCGCCCACCACATGGGCGGAATAAGCATAAGCATGTGAGTAGCCCCGATCACGCTCTTGGACACCGTCGTTTGTGTAGGTGCGCTCGTGCCAAAGGCCTAGAGTAATATCATAGACCCAAGTGGTGTTGGCGCTGTCGAAATTTAAAACGTAAAAACTTGATCCCTCGTCCTGGTAGACATAAGCTTTTGCGTTTGAAATATCGCCGTAGGATGCGATTTGCTGTTCGATTGAGTGCGTAGAAATCTTTTCCATGTTTGCGCCGCGTGCTTTATAAACTAAACCTGCGCCGTCTTTATCTTCAGCGATGAAGAATAAACTGTCCTTGGTTTTTGCTATCGAGTACCTAGCCGCACAGCCGACTTCTAAGAATGCTCCCTCCATTCGAGCGAATGGAAAATCAGCGCCGCCAGAGTTGTAGAAAATTTCTGTTGTCCTGTTGTTGAAAATATAAAGGGACCGCTCGAGGACCTCGCCACCGATAATTGCGTCAGGACTGCCCTCTGAAGTGGCAAAGTCCAAGGCGTCAATGGTCGTGTTCAACAGCCCAGATATTTGGAACTTTGTGGCGCTAAGGAAAATAAAATAACCGTCAAGATATAACACCTGGTCAAAACATTCCAGGTCAGCATCGGCACCGACTGCAAACGTATCGCTGGCCAAGATTACAGTGTAATAATAAGTCCCATCGACAATGACTAAAGTGATTCCGTTGTCGACGATTGAAACGTGACCAGTCGAAGTGGATAAGGTGCCTATCTCGGTGGACACCCATGCGGACGATATTTTAAAAAGCTTGCCGCCGTTGACCGTGTAATATGCGCCGCCAGAAGTAACGATTGACCCACGCTGTGGCAGCCCAGAACCCACCGTCACAAGTTGGCTGTAGCCAGGTCGATCAATGAGAGCCATCATTTCGCCCTCCTTACCAGACCCGCTCTCTGTTCGCCTGGGATACCAGTTCACACAACGCTGCGCATCGATTGATCGCGAGTCAAGATTGTAAGTTGGCCCTATGAATCCTGGGAACCTCATTCGCCCGTCCTGTAATCAAAAGAATTTCTGCCACCTGTGATCGGCACGTTTATCTTTAGCTTTGGCGTTTGTAAATTCTTGCGCTTGATTTCCGCTTTGGATTCCATTGCTTGTTGCATGATTAGCCCATCGACTTGGCGGCCATATTCAGGAGCTAAGTCGATTGCTAAATTAAATCTAATCGCTTTTTCGTATCCTGGAGGGTAAGAAATTTCAGTTCCAAGGGCTAATATTGAAAGAGGCTTTAATGACCAGAACACAATGTGCTCCGCAGCAGCAGGAACAGGCCACACCTGAAAACCCAGGTTAGGATAAGCCCCATCAAAAAATACGGCCTGTGGGAAAGTGCTGGTCGTTTCTTTTAAAGAAATTAAAGCGTACTCTTTTTGCGTCAGAATTTTCAGCGGAATCTCATGCGGGCTTGCACCTTGCAGTTCCAGCGATGCCGTCAACACTTCAATCGGTCTTGCCGTCGCTAGATTACCTGCACCAGCAGTGGCGCCCCACAGATAAGAGCCATCGTTAGCAGTGAGTGTCAGCTCATCTCTGGTCTTCTGGTGAACTATTAAATTTTCGTTGGACCAACTTGACAACATTTGATTCAAAGATGAGAGCGCGTCGTTCGTGTCGTTTGCACTGGCTGTTTCGCCGCTAGCCAAGACTCCGATTAAGCGCAGTGAACTTGCAATCATTTCCCTAGCTGTCACTGTAGCACCTCTGCGTTAATTCTTTTTTGCATCCACGCATTAAAGTTACCCCTAAAAGGTGTGTTAAATTGCCAATGCGTTAGCGTCGGGATCGGATCTAGATAAATTAGGCCGCCGAGGTCTCGCCATTCTTTGCAGAAATAGGCGTCCTCTGTGTAGAGCGCACCGTCTCGGTAAGGGATCTGGAAGTAGCAATAAGATTTCTTACCGTCGATTACATAATGTCGCCCCGGATGGGCGGTTTCAAACTTTTCAAAAACTGATCTTGAAAGCGCCAGGAAACCAGTCGGCACCATGGCGACCTCAACTAAACCGTTAGGGCCGAATGCTTTTTCTTCTGATAAAAGATGGATCGGATAACGCTCTTCGTTTGTCTTCAGCCGATAAGCACAGCCGACAAAATCAACATCGTGAGTGACCAGTCTTACTATTGCGCCAGGCTCAAAAGTAACGTCGGCGTCCAAGAAAACTAACTTATCAGAGTCAGACGCAAGGAACTCTTTCACAAGTTGATTGCGCCCCAAGGCTAAATTAGTACAAGACGGCATAAAATTAACTATTAACTCAACACCTGCCGCATGAGCAACAGAAGTCTCGGTCAGCAGACAGGCTACTGATTGCATCTGCAATTTGCCGTCGTAGACTGGAATGCTGACCGAGATTTTCAAAATAATAATTCCTTATTAGTTAGAAATAACTAGGCCGTTATTTTCTAGAACATTTTCGATCTGCTGTAATCTAACCTGTAAATTGGCAACTACCTTTAAAAGTGAGTTAGCTTCGTTTATTGACGAAAACCCTGCGCCGCTTGTTGTTGTTACGACGCCGAAGGCGTAATCTTCCGATGCTGGCTCAGTGTGCGTAATTGTTACCAACTGCGCGGTTAGAGCGGCCGGTTGAACGACTTTGGTGGTTCCATAGAAACCTTCTTTAATTGGTGCACTTGAATCTGATTGCATTGCTTGTCTCCTGGTTAAAATTTATTTAATTTCAAGAATGCTGGCGGCACCCATTGCCACCAGCATTTTTATTTTTGCTTTAATTAACCTAAAACTTTTACTGCTAGTTCTGGGTAAATTGCTTTCCATCCCCACAGAGCATCAATACGACAAGGCATAACGTCGTTGTTAATGTCATATTGACGAATAATTCTAAATGACAAACCGTCATCAGAAATAGATTTCGCCATATCGACGCCGCCCGGTACGGGTAGTTTAACCATACCTAGACCGAATGCATCTCTGTGGTAGGCCAAGTTTGAAACGCCAATGTCGCCAGAGTAAGTAGACGCGTGTCCAAAAATGGTGACTAAGTCAGCATCAGTTGGCGCGCGGCTTACGTTCTTGTAGGGACCTGTCAAATAAATTGCAGGGCTAATCGGAAGCGCAGCGATTTCGTTAGCAGCAGACGCCGTGTCAGCCGTTACAACAAATTTCATCAATCGACCTGTTGACTCTTTTGTCACTGGATTAACTGCATAAACATTTGCGATTTCGATTGAATCGCCAGCTTTTGCCCATCCAGTAACGGTGCCTAGTGTTCCGTCAAGGTGAAGCGTTGCGGTTCCGTTAACTGTAACTGTCGTGTCAACGGCTGGTGTTCCAGTGTGAGCGCCAACTGTGTGAGCAGGTACGTTTTGGCCCATTAACCACTTGAAACCAAGTGCTCTACCCATGCGGCCCTTAACATATTGTGCAGATAATTCAGCTTGTGAGTTGAACAAACCTGACAAATGTTTTACGTAGGCAGCTTGTGAAGCGGGGCTAAGAATCAATGACCGCTCGTCATCGTGAGGGCAACCGTTTTCGTCCAACATTGCGCCAGCTTGTAAAGCTGCGTCCAAGGCCGTGGCCTCACTTGTTGGTTGAACACCGATCACGCCAGAAAAATTATGAATCGTACTCTTTGCCGCCAGTAATCCAGAATAATCTATCTGGTTAGCCAGTGGTGTTAGAGCTGGTTTAATGTAACGCTCGTTAAACTCGTCGATGCTAAGTGCTAGCTCTTGAGTTGAAAACTGAAACGCTACGTGGAACCGCTGGTCAACAGCCAAAGCCACGGTCTGGTCATCAGTATCTTGCAAAGATAATGCAGCGCCAGCGATTGCTTGGTATCGCACAGGTTTGCGAATATTTATTATGCTACCGATTTTTGCGCCCTTTTGTGCGAACTCTTCGCTAACGTCTTTATGCGTACCTTTTGCGAATTGAAGTGAATTTTTAAGCTGTCTCATTGATTCTTTCGTAATCATTGAAATGCTTAGTAAAGTATTACTCATTTTAATATTCCTTTATGGTTAAACACCGCGACGCCGCCGGTCTTGCTCGTTTCTTAGGCTTTCGTATTCGGCCTGGGAAATATTATCATCCCTGATCGTTTTTTTACCGTTAGCCGTTGAAGCCGAGATTGGCCTAGCTGGTGCAGGTGCTTTTGTTGTTTGCTTTTGCTTTGTTGCAATAATTTTTTCTTCTGTAGCAAAAGACAGCTTAGCCTCGAATCGACCAATAGCACGAGCAGCGGCGAGAGACGGAAGTGAGCAGATACGCTCATACTCTTCGCGGTCTTTTGCCAACTCGTACATTAATTCAGGACCGTTGTCGGATTCTAACACCGCCTGGCTGACTGCTAATGGCATTGCAATGTCATCCACATCAGCGATTACGTCTTCGAAATCGTCACGAGTTTTTCTAAACTCCTTAACCTTTTCTTTGAACGCAGTGGTTTTATAAT